ACACCCAATTCCTATGGGTATTGGTGGTATCGATAGATTATTAAAAGGTGGTTTAGCTAAGGGTGAGATTGGTGTTGTGTTAGCACCAACAGGTGTGGGTAAATCAACATTCTTGACCAAGATTGCAAATCACGGATTTAACTTGGGTTATAATATTCTCCAAATATTTTTTGAAGATAATCCCAAGGTTATTCAAAGAAAACATTTTACATTATGGACTAAAATCCATCCAGATGATATGTCTAATAAGAAGGAAGAAGTAATGACAAGAGTTAAGGAGATTGAACAAAAAATGGAAAATCAACTTATCTTGGAAAAACTTCCCTCTGATACAATGACAATGACACAAATCAAAAATCTTGTAAGAAAAAAGATTGCTGATGGATGTAAAATTGATATGATTTTATTAGATTACATCGATTGTGTTGTACCTGAGAAAAACTTGGGTGATGAATGGAAATCTGAGGGTTCAGTTATGAGAGCATTTGAAGCAATGTGTCACGAATTGAACTTGGTAGGATGGACAGCAACACAAGGTAATAGAAGTTCTATTTCTGCTGAGGTTGTAACAACAGACCAAATGGGTGGTTCTATTAAGAAAGCTCAGGTGGGTCATGTGATTATATCAGTGGCAAAAACATTACAACAAAAAGAGATGAAATTAGCAACAATTGCGATTACAAAATCAAGGATTGGTGATGATGGTATTATCTTCGAAAATTGTAAGTTTGATAATGGAATGTTGGATATCGATACAGAATCTTCGGTAACATTCTTGGGACACGAAGAACAAAAAGAAGAAAACAATAGACAAAGAATTAAAGATTTATTAGAAAAAAGAAAACAAAGAGAAAACACAAATTAATTATGACAGAAAAAATATTAACAGAAAATCCCAATCGTTTTGTGATTTTCCCAATCCAATACCACGACATTTGGGAATACTACAAACAACATCAGGCTGCGTTTTGGACAGCTGAAGAGGTGGATTTGAGTGGTGACATCAGAGATTGGCAAAACTTATCAGAGAACGAACAATACTTCGTTAAAAATGTATTATCATTCTTTGCTGCATCTGATGGTATTGTTAATGAGAACTTAGCTGAAAACTTTTACAGAGAAGTACAATACCCCGAAGCGAAATTTTTCTACGGATTTCAATTGATGATGGAAAATATCCATTCATTAATGTATTCTTTGTTAATTGATACTTATATATCCAACCCTGATGAAAAGGATGAATGTTTTAATGCAATCGATAGATTACCCGCAGTTCAAAAGAAAGCTAAGTGGGCATTAGATTGGATTGAAAAAGCGTCATTCCAAGAAAGATTGGTTGCATTTGCTGCAGTAGAAGGTATATTCTTTTCAGGTTCATTCTGTTCTATTTTCTGGTTGAAGTCAAGAGGAATTATGCAAGGACTTTGTAATGCAAACTCCTTGATTTTTAAAGATGAAAACCTACATTGTGATTTCGCAATTCACTTGTTGAATAATCATGTTGAGAATAAACCAAGTGAAAAAAGAATAAAAGAAATATTACTTTCTGCTTTGGAAATTGAAAAAGAATTTATCACTGAATCACTACCTATATCATTAATCGGTATGAACTCTAACCTTATGAAACAATATTTGGAGTTTGTTGTTGATGGTTTATTGGTTAAGTTGGGATGTAGTAAACAATTCAATGTAGAACAACCATTCAAGTTTATGGAACAAATTGCAGTAGAAACAAAAGGTAATTTCTTCGAATCAAGAACGGTTGAGTATCAAAAAGCAAAACTTAACGAAACAATTTCATTCACAGACGATTTCTAAAATTATTATTATGTCATTAAGAATTCAAAAAAGGGATGGGGATGTTGTGTCCTTTAATCCAACAAAAATACAAAACAGAATTAAAAAAGCCAGTAAGAACTTAAATGTAAACTCAGACCAGATTTTCATTAAGGTTATTACTTCCGTACCAACAGAGGGTGTAATTTCAACAAAACAATTAGATAAGTTGATTTACGAGATTGCTGCATCATATACAGGTAGCCACCACGATTATTCGAGGTTGGCTTCTTCTGTTGCAATATCTTCATATCACAAAGAAACAAATGAAAGTTTCAGTGAGACGATGAAGTCATTAGCTGATATGGGTATTGTTAATAAAGAATTGATTGATATGATTGATTCCTATGGGGATTTGAATATCGATGAAGTTATCAATCACGAGAATGATTATAACTTTGATTACTTTGCTTGGCGTTCATTATTTGAAATGTACTTGTTAAAAACACCAGAAGGTGTAACTGTGGAAAGACCCCAACATATGTATATGAGGGTTGCTTTATGGGTAACAAAATCATTTGATGAAGCTGTAGAATACTACAAGTCATTATCAAATCAATTAATTTCTCCAGCAACACCAATTATGATTAATGCTGGTACAAAGATTCCTCAATTAGCATCTTGTGTACTACATTATAACAATGATGACTCAAGAGGAGGTTTGTTAGCAACAATGAATGATATCTCTACTTATTCTGCTGACGCTGCAGGTATTGGTCTTTGTATGTCAAATATTAGAAGTAAGGAGAGTAGATTGAGTACATCAGGTGGTTTTGCTGGTGGATTATTAAAATATCTTAAGATTGCAAATGAATCACTAAGATTCTTTAACCAACAAGGTAGAAGACCAGGTTCTGCCGCAATTTATCTTGAACCTTGGCATAAAGATATCTTTGACTTGTTGGACATTAAAAAGAATACAGGTGCGGAAGAATTAAGAGCAAGAGATTTGTTCACAGCTCTATGGATTCCTGATAATTTTATGAGAGCCGTAAAAGAGGGTGGTGATTGGTATTTATTCTGCCCTAACGATATTAAAAAAGCTGGTCTAAAACCATTACAAGAATGTTTTGGTAGTGAGTACGAAAGTGTTTATGAACAAGCGGTAAATTTAGGTTTGGGTAAAAAAGTAAAAGCAACAGATGTTTGGACTAAGGTAATTGAATCTCAAATTGAGACTGGTGTACCTTATCTTTGTTCTAAAGATAATGCTAACAACAAAACTAATCATCAGAACATTGGGGTTATCAAACAATCAAATCTTTGTAACGAGATTTACCAATTTACTGACGAGAAAACTACAGCTATCTGTACTCTATCTTCAATGGTGTTGAAAAACTTTGTAAAAGATGGTGAGTTTAATTTTAGACTTCTTTATGAAGAAACAAGAAAGGTTGTTAGAGCCCTTAATAAAGTTGTTGATATTAATAACTATTCAACTTCAAAAGGTGAAAAGGGTGGTAAAGAACAAAGAGCAATTGCAATTGGAACTCAAGGTTTAGCGGATGTATTCTATCTTATGGATTATGAGTTTACTTCAGACGAAGCAAAACAACTAAACAAAGATATCTTTGAGACAATTTATTTTGCCGCAATCACCGAAAGTAATAGGTTGGTAATTGATGGTGATTATAAACCATATGATTTCTTCGATGGTTCACCAATGTCACAAGGACAATTCCAATTTGATATGTGGGGATTAACAGAATCTGATTTATCAGGTAGATGGCCTTGGGAAATATTAAAGTCAAATGTTAAACAATATGGTATTTGTAATTCATTGTTTACAGCACAAATGCCCGTAGCGAGTTCTGCTAAGATTACTGGTTCATATGAAATGACTGAACCTGCTCACTCAGCAATCTTCAATAGACGAGTAGTTGGTGGTGAAATTATGATTGTTAACAAGTATCTTATTAATGATTTTGAGAAACTTGGTATTTGGGGTGAGGATTTGAAAAATGAAATTATATACAATGAAGGTTCGATTCAAAATATTAATTTCAACAACTACTTAGACCCTGAAGACAAAAAGTACAATCAAAAAGTTAAAAGAATTGAACACTTGATTAAGAAGTACAAAACGATTTGGGAAATATCACAAAGGGAGTTGATTGATATGGCAGCAGATAGAGGACCTTTTATTGACCAATCACAATCAATGAATATTTATATGGGTAATCCTACTTTATCGAAGATTACTTCATCTCACTTCCACGCTTGGCAAAAAGGTTTAAAAACTCTTTGTTATTATGTGAGAACAAAAGCAATCTCAACAGGAGCAAAACACTTAGCTATGGATATATCAAAGATGGATAAACCAAAAGTAACACCAACATTACCACATGTTGAACCTATAACAAACAAACCAACTGATTCACCATTTGAATGTTTTGGATGTTCATCTTAAAAAATAAGAATCACGACTTTATGTCGTGATTTTTTGTTTTATGGTATTTATAGAAAAAATGTAGGATATATATTTATTATTATGGCTGATGGTAAAACATATGGTATAAATTTTCCCTTTTTGGACTCAAGTTTGGGAACTTATTTCGACTTATCACAAACAAGTGATCAAGAAATAAGGAGTAATTTAGTACATCTATTATTAACAAGAAAAGGTACTAGGTATTATTTACCTGACTTTGGAACTCGTCTTTACGAGTATTTGTTCGAACCTTTGGATGGTCCGACTTTTTCAGATATTGAATCTGAAATTAGAGAGACAGTTTCTGAGTTTATACCAAATTTAACAATCACAAACATAACCATTAAACCAGCCTCAGAGGGATTGGAGGATAAAGGTTTTTATATAGACCAAAATGATAAAAAAACTTTTAGAGTTCCAGGAATCGGACAAAAGGAACACACAGCAAACATAAAAATAGATTATATCGTAACAGATTCCGCTTTTAACCAAAGTGATTTCGTTATAATTAACGTATAATAATATGGCAAACAAAAAAATATCATATACAACCAGAGACTTTGCTTCGATTAGAACGGAGTTAATTAATTTCACCAGAACTTACTACCCTGATGTTATTGATAACTTCAACGATGCCTCAATATTTTCTGCTTTACTAGATTTGAATGCTGCTGTAACAGACAACTTACAATTCAATATTGATAGAAGTATTCAAGAAACAGTATTACAATTTGCACAACAAAGAAGTTCGATATATAATATAGCAAGAACCTATGGTCTCAAAATACCAGGTCAAAGACCATCAGTAGCCTTGGTTGATTTTTCAATAACTGTGCCTGCTTTTGGGGATGCTCCCGATTTAAGATATTGTGGTATATTAAGAAGGGGTTCACAAGTTAATGGTGGTGGTCAAGTGTTCGAAACAGTTTATGATATTGATTTTGCTTCAGCCGTAGGTGGTGATGGAACTCCAAATAGATTGACAATACCAAATTTTGACGCTAATAACATTCTTTCAAATTATACAATTACGAAAAGAGAAACCGTCGTCAATGGTGTTACCAAAGTATTCAAAAGAACAATAACAGCTTTAGATGTAAAACCTTTTTTTGAATTATTTTTACCTGATAAAAATGTTTTGGGTATTACAAGTGTTTTATTAAAGGATGGTACGCAATACGCAAATGTTCCATCCAACCAAGAGTTTTTAGGTGCTGACAATAGATGGTATGAAGTACAAGCTTTAGCCCAAGATAGAGTTTTCATTGAAGACCCAACAAAGGTTTCTGACAACCCAAGTATAAAAGTTGGGATATATAGACAAGTTAATACTAAGTTTATTTCTGAGTTTACCCCTGAAGGTTTTTTAAAAATGACATTTGGTGGTGGTAGCCAATCAGCTGATGAACAACTAAGAGAATTTGCAAGGAATGGTTATAAACTTGATTTATATAAGTACTCAAATAATTTTGCACTTGGTAGTACACTCAAAGCCAATAGTACATTATTTGTTCAGTATAGAATAGGTGGTGGGACAGGAAGTAACTTGGGTGTGGGTGTTATAACAAATATTGGAAATATAGATTTCTTTGTTAACGGACCTTCGGATTCAGTTAATACAACCGTAGTCAATTCATTGAGTTGTAATAATGTAACTGCTGCAATTGGAGGTACAAATGTACCATCATTGGAGGAAGTAAGAAACTATGTTTCATATAATTTTGCAGCTCAAAATAGAGCTGTAACAATTAATGACTATGAATCAATTATTAGAACAATGCCATCACAATATGGAGCACCAGCTAAAGTAGGTATAACAGAAGAAAACAATAAAATAAAAATTAAATTGTTAACTTACGACACAAATGGGGCACTTACTGAAATAACTTCAACTACTTTGAAAAGTAATTTAGCAAACTATTTGTCGAACTATAGAATGTTGAACGACTACATCTCAATTGAAAGTGCAAATGTAATTGACCTTACCATTGATGTTGATGTTGTTTTGGATAATACTCAAAATCAAGGTCAAGTTATCACAACAATAGTTGATGACATAACAACATTCTTTAGTCCAGCCAACAGAGAAATGGGTCAAAATGTAAATGTGTCAGAGTTGAGAAGAATTATCCAATCACAAAATGGGGTTATATCAATTACTGAAATTAGATTTTTCAATAAAGTTGGTGGATTATATTCTTCATCACAAACTTCACAAAGATATCTAAATTCACAAACCAGACAGATTGAGTTAATCGATGACACTATTTTTGCTGAACCAACCCAAACTTATCAAGTTAGATTTCCTAATTCTGATATTAATGTTAGAGTCAAAAATTTCAAATCAACTAATTTCTCTTAGAGGTTTATTTAAACATCACATTACTTATTTTTTAATGAAAATAGCAAATAAACTATTTATCTTAAAAGTAGTAATTGATGTCAAACTCATATAGAATAAGAACCCAAGTTGGTGTAGATAAGTCAATAAATGTACAATTGGAACAAGATTTTGAATTTTTGGAGATTCTATCTTTGAAAATAACTCAAAGTCAAATTTATACTAGACAATGCTCTGATTATGGTGTTGTTGTTGGTAGACTTACGGCTAATGATGGATTCGGTATTCCAAATGCCAGAATTTCAGTATTTATTCCTCTATCTGACCAAGATCAACTAAATCCAATCATTTCTGATTTATATCCATATAGGTCATTAACAACAACAAATGACGATGGATTCAGATATAATTTATTACCGAAAACACAATCACATAGTGGTCATGTTCCCACAGGTAGTTTCTTCGATAAGGAACAAGTATTATTAGACCCAAATTACATTGAGGTATTTGACAAGTATTATAGATATA